ACGGTAAAGACATTGAGGCTACTCGTTTAGCAATCTCAGGTCTTAATGCTCGTTTTCAAAATGCAACAGGTAGTGAACCAAATTTACAATCTGCTAACAAAGCAAACGCAGCAAATGCCCCAGGTTATAGGTCATGGGCTGAAGTTACTGCTGCAATGTCTGACGAAAGATATTCGAAAGATGACGCTTATCGTTTAGATGTTCAGAATAAAATAAAGAATAGTAGGCTATAATATGTGGTTATTAGCTTTAAGAAAAGTATATGAAGCCGAAGTCGCAGAGACTACGGCTATCATAGATACATTTTTGCAAAAATCCGTAGGCGTTGCTGACCATGATAACTTTATGAAAACTTTAAAATTAAATTTTGATAAAATGATTCATGCGAAATCAGCAATTGCTGAATTAGATAAACTTGGTGAACAATCAATAAAAGATAAAAAGGATAAAAAATAAATGCCTAATAAATACAAACCAAAGCCGAAACCTAAACCAAAACCTAAACCAAAAAATAAATAGTTGTGTTACCTTTATAGGTAGCAACTCGCTGACACAATAAATTAGCAATTAACTTGACCGTACTGAGGTACGACAATCATTGTGAAAGACTAAAGTTTTGTGAAAGCTTTCAATCAATAACAAGGCTATAACAAAGGAGAACATTATGGCAAACGCAGCTCCTGCCAGTATAGGCAGAGTGAATGCGTCCGGTTCTGAAGACGCCCTGTTTCTGAAAGTTTTTGCTGGAGAAGTTATTACTTCTTTCAACAGAGCTTCAGTTACAGAGGGTTCAGAAATGGTTCGTTCTATAGCTTCAGGAAAATCAGCAACATTTCCAGTAATGGGAAGAATTGACGCTGAGTATCATACTCCTGGTGCTGAGATAAACGGACAGGACGTTAATCACAACGAAAAGGTTATTACAATTAATGACCTATTAATATCACACGCTTTTCTAAGTAATTTAGAAGAGGCTAAAAATCATTGGGACGTAAGAAGTGCTTACTCTACAGAAATAGGAAGAGCATTAGCTTTTACTAAAGATAGACACGTATTACAAACTATTGGTTTAGCGTCACAAGCAAACGCCAACGTAACAGGTGGTGACGGTGGAACAACTATAACAAATACTGACATAGCAAATGCTACTGCTGCTACTTCAGCTAATGGATTCATTACTGCATTATTTGACGCTGCTAAAGCGTTAGATAACAACTACGTTCCAAGTGAAGGTAGAGTATGTTTCTTAGACCCTGAAATGTATTACAAATTAGCAAATGCTACAAACGCAATCAACGTTGACTTTAGTGGTAAAGGTTCGATTGCAGAAGGTAAAGTACAAAAGATTGCAGGTATCACATTGAAACCTTGCCCTCATTTTGTAAAATCTGACGTAGGAACATCTTCTGTATTTGCAGGTTCAGCTACTCAAGGTGGTTCAACACCTCAGTCTGTAAACTTGACAAATTACGAAGGTCTAGTATGTCACCCTTCAGCAGTTGGTACAGTTAAGTTAATGGACTTAGCTACTGAAATGGAATACGATATTAGAAGACAAGGCACGTTAATGGTTGCTAAATATGCTATGGGACATGGCGTATTAAGACCAGAAGCGGCTGTTGGAATCAAAGAAGCGTAATCAACGGTAGTGTAACAACACAATGATTGAGGGGAGAAATCCCCTCAGTCGCAAACTCGCTTATAGAAAGGAGAAAATATGACGTTAGACTTAACGCCATTCAGACATTTTACAGTAGGATTTGATTCTCTGTTTGATGAACTGGAAAATTACAAGCCAATAAACTATCCACCATATAATATATCTAAGATTAAAGATGGTGAATACAAAGTGGAAATGGCAGTTGCAGGTTTTACTAAACAAGACATAACGGTAACTGTTAAAGAAAATATCTTAGCCGTAAAAGGTAAGAAGGAAAAATCTGAATCAGACTTCCTTTACAAAGGTATTGGCGAAAGGTCTTTCTCTCAGAATTTTAGATTAGCTGAATTTATGTATATAGATAAGGCTGAACTAAAAGACGGTATCTTGAGGATTACTCTTAAACAAGAGCTTCCTGAAGAGAAAAAAGAGAAGACTATTAAAATCACTTAAATTGGAAATTTAGGCTAAAGGGGGCTTTTTGCCCCTTTTAGTTAAAAAAAATCTTCCATAGAGACACGTACAAAGCAATTAAAGGGGACACGTGACCCTAAGTACCCCCTAAATTTAAGGAGTAAACATGGCAACACAAATAACTGCGACTACAGAATTACAGGCAATAAACACTATGTTAAGTTTTATTGGTGAAGCACCTGTATCAAGTATAACAGGAAACATTGGAACAGATGTAGCTGTCGCTAAACAGATTTTAGATGAGACTTCTTTAAGTGTACAAAATCAAGGGTGGTTCTTTAACAGAGATTTAGAAGTTACTTTAACTAGAGATACAGCTAATAAAGTACCTCTTGAAACTAACTGTGTAGCTTTAGAACCTTCAGCACCTTATCAATATCAATATTCTTACACAATAAGAAATGGATTTTTATACGACTTAAAAAATCATACAGATGTTTTTACAACTGCACCTGTTCAAGTTGATAAAACTATGATTCAACAGTTTGAACACATTCCTGAATATGCAAGAAGATATATAACTGTTAAGGCAGCAAGACGGTTTGCAGCTAGATATATCGGTGCAGATTCTTTAGTTAAATTAGCAACGCTTGATGAACAAGAAGCTCACGTTCAATTCGAACAAGCAGACTCTAGAGCAATGGACGCAAATATACTTAAAGATGAGTATAATATGAATTACATTGTTAATAGAGGGCATAAACGTTCAAGTAGGTAAACATGACTGTAGTATCGCAATCAATTCCAAATCTGATTAACGGTATCAGTCAGCAAAATCCTGTACAAAGAAATGTAGGACAAGCTGAGAGCCAAATCAATTTTCAATCAAATATAATTGACGGTCTATCTAAAAGACCACCAACAGAATTTGTAAAAAATTTATTAGCTTCAACTGTTTTTCCAAACAACTCTGCAATTCATTGGATTAACCGTGATAGTTCTAATCAATATGTAGCTGTATTTACAAACGGTGCTGTTAAAGTATATGACTTAGAAGGTAATGAAAAAACTGTAACTATGGGTACAGGAGCTTCAACATATTTAACAACAACAAACCCTTTAGAAAATTTAAAATTTGTAAACATTGCTGACTATACATTTGTCGCCAACAAAGCAATTACTGTAGCTGAAGATTCAACAACAACAGCAGCTAAAGTACAAGAGACTTTAATTTATGTTAAAAGTTCACAATATGGCAGACAATATAGTGTTAAATTAAATCATTCAACTTGGGCTTATCCAATAGAAGTTTTATTTCAAATGCCTACAGGTAATGACGCTTCAACAGACGGTAAGTTTAGAGATACTGAAAAGATTGCTAACATATTAATTAATGGTACAGGCTCATCACATTGGAGTAGTTCGGCTGATGGAATTGGATTTAAAACTATAAGAACTGATACAGGGGCTACATTGAGTACGTCTCAAGGATTAGGAAATTATAGTGGAATTACAGGGACATTTACTACTACACAATTTGGAAATAGTATTTACATGACTTGCAGTAGTGGAACATTTACAGTTGAGACTACTGACGGTTTCGGTAACCAAGCTATGTATGCAATAAAAGACGCTATCAATGATTTTGCAGATTTACCTTTCTACGGTAAAACTGATATGATTGTAAAAATTACAGGTGATGAAGGTGATACACTTTCAGATTACTATGTAAAATTTGTAGGTAATGGTGTATGGAGTGAAACAGTTGCACCTGGAGTTAAAGTTGGATTAGATGATACGACAATGCCTTTCGCATTAATTAATAATAATAACGGAACATTTAGTATGTCTAAACAAACTTGGACAGACAGAGTTGCAGGTGACGCTGACACAAACCCTGCCCCAAGTTTTGTAGGAAATAAAATTAATAATTTAACATTCTTTCAAAACAGATTAGGAATTATTTCAAATCAAAATTTAATATTATCTGAAAATGCGTCTTATTATAATTTCTACGCAACAACAGGAACAGATGTTTTAGATACTGACCCTATTGATATTGCTGCGGCAGGAACAACAGTTAACAAACTTTATAACTCTATAGACTTTAATGAACAGTTATTGTTATTTTCAGAAGAGTCTCAATATATTCTAGAGTCTTCAGGAGATAGTGTAACACCAACAACGGCTGTGTTGACTAAAACAAGTCAATTCAACCACGCTACAAAAGTTGCACCAAAATCAGCAGGTAAGTTTGTTTACTTTGCTCAAAATAGAAATGATAAAACTGCAATTACAGAATACTTTGCAGATGATGATACTTTAACTAATGATGGAATAGATGTAACTATTGGAGTACAAACATTAATTCCAAGTAATGCTTATAAACTTGTATCTAATAATGTAGAAGATACTTTAGTTGTATTAACTCACGATACTTTAGACACAGTTAACAATACTGCGTATACACCAAGTAGTGATATAACAGCAACTAACGCAAACACTTTGAGTGTTTATAAGTATTTCTTTGACGCTGATAAAAAAGTACAATCTTCCTGGTCAACTTGGACTTTAAAGAATTGTCAAATATTATCGGCTGAAGCTTATGAAAGTAATTTATATTTAGTAGTTAATGAAAAAAGAAATACTAAATTATTAAAAATAGATTTAAGAAATCCTAACTTTGGTTCTTTAACTCATAATATACACATGGATTTTAGAACAGCGACTTTGACAGGGACTTATGATAGTGCAACAGACTTGACTACGTTTACTATTCCGTACACGTTAAATCAAACATTAAAAGCTGTTGACGCTACTAATGGGGCTAATGTTACAATTGACGCTTCAAGTTCAGGAACAACACAAAAAATAAAAGGTAATCATACGTCTTGTGTTTTCGGTGCAGTATATGATTCTGAATATCAATTTTCTACACCATATATAAGAGAAAATACACAGACAGGACAAGTAGCTTTAACTTCAGGACGTTATCAAATTAGACAGTATCAATTAAATTTTAATGATAGTGGATATTTTAAAGCTACAGTTACACCTGAAGGAAGAAGTACAACTAACTATGAGTTTACAGGGACAATCATTAATAGTTCTACAGCAATAATTGGACAACCAAATATTGAAAGTGGAACATTTAATATACCGATACAAGCTAGAAATACAGATTTCACTTGTGCGATAACTTCTGATTCTCATTTACCTTGTCACTTTGTTTCGGCAGAGATAGAAGGATTTTACTTTAGACGTTCAAGAAGAATGTAATGCAAAAATACGTAAGACAAGCAACACCTGAAGACGCTCATAAATTAGCACCTAAAATTCGTAAGGCTGATAGGGAAGAAATTAAAGCGTCTCATAATTCAACACCGTTAAATGCGTTGTTGCACCCATTTACACAATTACAACATAAAACATTTTCTATAATTGGGACTGAAGAGGAAGATGTTATTGGAATGTTTGGAGTTGTTCCATGTGAAACAAAAGATTATGGTATAGCTTGGTTATTATCAAGTGAAGAATTACTAAATCATACTAGGCAATTCCTACGTGAATGTCCTAAATGGGTAAATGAAATGTCCAAAGATTATAAATATTTATATAATTATGTGGACGAAAGAAATATTGTAGCAATTAAATGGTTACAATTTTTAGGTTTTAAAGTTATTGAAACTTTACCTTATGGTTATGAAAAGAAAAATTTTAAATTAATGTTAAAGGAGATAAATTAATATGTGTTCACCAGAAGCGGCAATGGCAACTCTTAAAGTCGCTAGTGCATTTGCTGGTTATGAAGACCAAAAAACTAAAGCGAGAACAACTCAAGCTTCAAATACCATTGCTAAGAAAAATGCTAGTAGAGGTTTGCATGATGATTATGGTTATATTGATTATCAAAAAGGTGAAGCACGTGACGAAAAAGTTAGAGAAACAACCAGGTCAAAAATTGCTAAATTAAATGAAATGGCTAAGCAATTAAATTTAAATGTTGGAAATGCTACTTCTATTATGAAAGATGTTGGAACTGAATATGAAACAGAATACATGGACGTAGCTGTGGCGTATGATAAAGATGTTATCTCTTTACAAAGAAAAGAATTAGAAGCATTTGGTTCTTATGAAAGAATAATTAATGATTTACCTGTTCCTTATAAACCAAGTAAACTTGGATTGGCTATACAAATAGCTGAAGCAGGTA